GAATTGATAAAAACTCTGTGTGATTCTGTTTGTTCCAACTTTCCTTCTAACTAATGACACTCAACAAAGCACAATTTCAACAACTCATTGATAACTATGCCAACCACATTATCGAAGGTTTAGATAACGATTCTATGGAGATTATGCTCTTTGATTTAATCACCGCAGAGTATGCAGACTATACTGAGGAGCAGATTTTAGGTGAGATCGAAGAACTTTATGGTGATCAACTTGTTGCTGATTTGTTAGAATCTGCATCTGATGTGCCAATTGCCTAAGTGTCCACCCGGCACCCCAAACCCCCCCAAGGGGTGCCATAATTAACAAGTAAACAACCAATCCTTACGAGGAGATTACAAATGACTAAAACTGAACAATTCATTCAAGCACTTCAATCAGTGCCCCAATCTGCATACAAAGAGTTCACAGATCGTGCCAAAGTGGTTGCACTCCAATACCCAACATCTTTCGGTATTGATTGCTTCGCACGTGGTGAAGGTATCGAATACGGGTTTCTGCAAACTGTAACGCAGTACATCGATTTGCAGGCAAACACTAAAGGTCAGGCAAACGACCCTGATTATGTTTTTGCCGGTAACATTTTCCCTGATGCAAAGACTAGTTGCAATGGGTTCAAACCACAAAAATCTGGTAAGGCAATGTTTTATGCTAACCAGTGGGATATTCAGAAGAAGGCACGTGGTGCATCTGAGTTTAAGTCTAAGGCAGATTGTTACGTGTTGATTGATCCTCACTTCTCACGCATTGCCGTGATTGATAGTGCAGTATTCTACACCAAAAAGTTCACTGCAGGAGCAGCACGGATTAGTTTCTCCGTGAAACCTGAAGATGTGACAGTGATTTATGATGGTGCAGATTCTGTGCTTGATATTCAAGTCGAGCACGATTCGAAGGCAATCTATCGGGCAATCTGGGAGAATGCAGCAACTCACGTTTAAGATGTGACAGTCGGGGAACCGTCCACTGGTTCCCCCGTTCCCCCCGATTCCGTGCCATACTAACAGCATGAAAAACACACACCTCCAACACCCCGAAGATTCTATTCTAACCGGTGACCTTTCCGTGTTAGATTGGTTCGTGAATCCCGGTCATCTCAGTGTTAAGATTGATGGTGCTCCTGCTATTGTCTGGGGCACGAATCCTGCAACGGGTAACTTCTTTGTGGGCACCAAAAGTGTCTTTAACAAAGTTAAAATCAAAATCAACGAATCTCATGAGGACATTGATGCTAACCACGACGGAAACGTTGCTCAAATCCTACACTGCTGCTTTGATCATCTGCCCCGTGTAGATACAATCTATCAGGGAGACTTCATCGGGTTCGGTGGACTTTCTGAGTACACTCCCAACACGATCACGTATCTTTTCCCTGAGACGATTGATCAAAACATTATCATCGCACCTCATACCTGTTATTATGCTGAGAGCGACCTACGTGACGCAGTAGCAATGCCTGATCGTTCGATCTGGAATGATACCCCCCACGTTAAGTTTGTGCAACCTACTGCCTCTATCTTTGCAGGTGCTGAATACTTTGCCGACCTTAAAGAGGTGTGCCAGTTTGCTAGGGTGATGGCACTGGGTGTAGAGTTTGTAACTGCAAAAGTTGCTGCTCAAATTACAAAGCAAATCAATGCTTGTATCCGTGAACGTAAGGAGGTCAATCCTGATGACTTTGAGAACCCCAACCTGATCAGTTTTTGGAAGTTGGTGAAGTCTATCAAAGAGGATGCAGTATACCTCTGCCGCAATGATGGTCCTGCTGCATACATCAACGGCAATCGGATTGATGCCGAAGGTTATGTGATGACCAATGACTTCGGTATGTTCAAACTGGTCAATCGTGAGGTCTTCAGTTATGCTAACTTCAATCACGGGAGGTTCCAGGCAGCATAAGAAATGCTTATGGTTCGGGGGGTTGACCTTCCCCCCAAAACCTGCCATACTACCTTTGTTGAGACAACCACCCCCAACGTGAAAACTTCCACCAAATTCGTGATCATCAAAGAGTGCGGCAATTGGATCAAAACTGCCAAAGAAGTTCAAAAACCAATTAATTCCTGGAATGCTATTGTTAAAATGATTGATGATATTTTTGATCAGTCAATGGAGGATTATGCTATCCTTCACAAACCCTTCAACCTGCTGCTGATGTGACAGTTGGCAAGGTGTCCACCAACCCCTGGCAGGGCACCCCATAGGGTCTACAATACATTCAACAACCAAAGGGAGCAACCCCGATGACCAAAACCAGACTGGAAGCACTGGAATCAATCGTAACCATCGCAGGCACTGCCTTCGGTATCCTGCTTGCGGCAGGTGCTGTGCTTGCCCTTAAAGCATGGTTGCTGGTCCTGGTCCTGGGTTGGTTCGGAATCACTGCCCTCGGTTTTTGGAAGGCAGTCGTTGCCCTCCTGCTGCTGGATCTGATCCTCACTGCTGCCAAACGTGCCAACTGACAGGGTGGCACAATCCCCCTTGTGATTCCCCCCAAAACCTGCCATACTTAACAAGTCAACCAAACGGAGCAACCCATGCGTAAGATCGAATCCCAAATGAATGCTGCCATCACTGCCAAAAGTGATTGGAAGTCTGGCAACACTGAGGTTCACTTCTGCGACGGTGTGAGTTTTGTATTCCTTCACGGCAATATGATTGCTCAGGTTGGTGATAACTTTGTGAGGTTGTTTGATGGTGGTTGGCAATCTACCACCACCAAATCCCGTCTCAATGCTATTCTTCAGGGGCACGGATTGCCTGGTGAATGTGTATTCCAAAAGCAGTGGACTTGGTTCGTTAATCTTAAGACTGGCAACGGTATTGCAACTGTTCCTTTCTTCTCCTCAATGCGTCTGGCATAGACTTTATGGGAGTGGGTATGCCCTTAAAGACACCCAATCAAACCACACTATCTAACACTGATCATGCGTTACATTCCTTCCGGTCGTTATACTCTTGATGAGATTGCTGAACAATGCCGAATCGCAATCAATCGTGCCGATGAGTTTAATGTAACTCCTGCACCACTGAACTATGATGAAGTGCGTAAGTTCTTCAAATACGAAGAGGAATTGATTGCTGCCTAAGTAACAAACAGTCCTGAGTTATGACTCTAAACTAACTCAGAAAAACCACACTATCTAACACCAACTCATGACTTTTGAAATTGCAGCTGCTCTGCTGAATCGTGCTGCTAATGGTAACGATCTCTTGCGGATCCTGGAATCTATCGCATCCGATGAGCAGGACCAGGAGCAACCGATCCAATTCTAAGACTGTCCACCCCCTGCCGGATTCGGTGGGGGGTTGCCTGTAGGATAAGAAAGAACCAAACGAAGCAACCCCGATGACCAGCAACACCTACAACGGTTGGGCAAATTACCAAACCTGGAATGCTGCCCTCTGGATCGGAAACGATGAGTTTCTCTACAACACTGCCAAGGCATGTGTGGAATTCTGCGGCACCAATGAGACCCCCTGGGTCAAGTTCGTCCGTTGCATGACTGATGGGCAAATTGGTCGGATGCTGGGGCAGACTGCTGATGGGGTGAAGTGGAACGATCCTGCCATCGATGCCGATGCCATGGTTGAGATGATGGCAGACCTCTAGGGGTTTGCCCCCTCCCCGTGCTACAATTAAACCGAACCAAACGACCCAACCTCATGGCACTCTACAACCAAGCATCCGACCTCGCAACCCGTCAGACCGTATGGGTGGGAACCAAGGTCAGCAACCTGCCTAAGTTCAATGGCACAGAATGGGAAGTGAAGCAGGGTCATCAGGCAAACTCTCATACCCGTGGATGGCAGGATGATGGGTTGCCTGCTGCTGAACTTGCCGACCTGCACACCCCCTGGCAAGGGTGGGTAGGTCCTGGTCACCGGTACTATTGCAACCCAGAGGCAGGTCGTCGTTCGTTCCCTGCCTGATGCACTCCCTGCCCTCTGCCCGTTCGTGGGTGGGGGGCAGTCCTATGCGTTCGTGGATCAGCAGTGCCCCCGGTGTGGGGGTTGCCCCCCCGTGCCCCCGTATATAAAAACCCATCACTACCCTAACCTACAACTGACCCAAATCGGCATATAAATATCAATCGACTTAAAAAATTGCCGAGACTATATAATTGTGAAAAAGGTAAATTATAATACTTAAAATGAAAAAAAATTCCGGCAAAAATTTTGAATCCCTACAAGTCGATCCAATTACTGGTGAGTATTATATTGTAATACCTGAGTGGATTGTGAATGAACTTTCATGGTATGAGGATAGTGAGATAAACTTTTCCTTAGAGGGAACAGACTTAGTATTAACCGAAAAGGATGAAGATTGACATAGTATAGATAATGATGTATGATACTTAAGTAATCACTTGAAATTATGGCTAAAGGATTTACAGTAAAAGCAAAGACGCCCGATGCGTCTTCAACAGAACTTGAATGGGACTATGAAAAAGCAAGAGAAATAGTAAGAGGCAAGTCCATTGTCTTTTGTCTTCCTGGTAGAGGAGTTTCTTATGCATACTTAAAGAGTTTTGTACAACTTTGTTTCGACTTGGTACAGTCCGGAGCAAGTATTCAAATCTCACAAGACTATTCATCAATGGTAAACTTTGCACGATGCAAATGTTTAGGTGCGAATGTACTACGTGGACCTGACCAAATTCCCTGGGATGGAAAACTGAATTATGATTGGCAACTTTGGATTGACTCGGACATTGTTTTCAATACTGAAAAGTTTTGGCAATTAGTTCTAATGGAAAAGGACATTGCTGCTGGTTGGTATGCCACTGAGGACGGGCACACGACTTCTGTTGCACACTGGTTAGAAGAGGATGACTTCCGCAATAATGGTGGAGTTATGAATCATGAAACAGTTGAAAGTATCTCAAAACGTCGCAAACCATTTACCGTCGATTATACTGGATTTGGTTGGGTACTAATCAAGCACGGTGTATTCGAGAATGCTGAGATGAAGTATCCTTGGTTTGCACCAAAGATGCAAGTCTTTGATTCTGGTGATGTTCAGGATATGTGTGGAGAAGATGTATCATTCTGCCTAGATGCAATTGAAGCAGGTTTTCAAATTTGGTGCGACCCTCGTATCAGAGTTGGTCACGAGAAGACACGAGTGATCTGATTCAATGGCAGAAGCATATAATATTCTTTGTAAGGGGAAAAGAATTTATTCACATCTCACAGAAGAAGAATACTTTAATATAATGGAGGATCTGTCACTAGAATTCTATCAGACAGGTTCTCCAAATCCACAAGATATTGAAACTGAAATTTTGACTACTATTATGGAGAAAACTAATGGCTAAACGTCCTTCACTGACTGGCAAGGTTGTGATTGAAACAAAACCTAAAAAGTCTCGTCAAGGGGCTGGTGATCATACCAAGTATTCTGCGAGTTCTCGTAACTCAGCTCGTAAAAGATACAGAGGACAAGGTAGATAAGGATCAAAACGGGATTAACGTCCC